TGTTCAGGGATGGAGTGATAACCGGACGCGGGTTCCTGCGCTGTGAATATGGGAACGAACTCGACCCGTTCGGTGAAATCACCATCAAGTGCGTTTCACCGCTGAGAGTGTATTTGATCGGTGAAGGTGAAGAATACGACATATCGCGGGATCGAGCCGGGATCATTGAGGAAATCCCAATGGATAGAGATGCTGTCATTGCGCGTTGGGGCAAGAGTGAAGAAATAAAAGCTCTTCCCTTGGATGCAAAAGATGACTCCATTCCGGTGGCCAACACCTACGATTATGGCTTCGGCGGATCTATTCCAATGGGGCTCGTTTATGATAAAAACGACGACAAGCTCAAGGTCCTGAAAAAACAGTATGTGAAGTATAAGAAGGTGAGGTTTTTAGAAGATCCGACTACGAAGGAATTGAAGAAAGCTCCCGAGTCAGACACAGAACTTGAGGCCGCTGTTGAGATTGCGCAGGTCATGGGAATCACTGCGCGGGAGGTGACTAAAATTGTTAAACAAATTTACGTTTGTTATTCAGTCGGACCACTGCTCTTGGAAGAAGGACTTTCGCCGTATAAGAATAACCGGTTCGATCTGATAAACTTCTTCTGCTACACCGATGATGGGGTAGTCACAGGTGTGGCTCAAGACTTACTCGATCCGCAGGATGAGAAAAATAAACGCAGGAGTCAAACGATTCATCTCTTGGGAACCGCGGCAAAGAATAGTTATTTCATCAAGCCCGGCGCGTTCGACGATGATAAAAAAGCTGAAATGGATATGGGGAGAACCGGGGCCTTACTTGTGGTTAAAGGGGCGGGTGCACTCAAAGACAACGTCGTGCCCATTGAATCAAATATGCAGGCAGTCCCGGCTCTTCTTAATATGGAAGATAAGGCTGAGGCTGATATGATGGCCATCTCGGGCATCACTGAGGCCGCACTTGGCATAGTTCCACAAGGGGTAACAAGCGGACGCGGCATAAATGCGCTGCAAAGGCCGACCGAAACGATTATAGCTGAGATACATGATAATTATATCCATAGTTTGAAAATGCTCGGCACACAGATCGTAGATTTAATTCAGCAGTATTATACAGAGGAAAAGAGAATCAGGGTGGCTGGTGACTATATGGCGAAAATCCAACCGCCGGAAGTTGTAGCCCTCAAAGATCAAATGACACGTCAATTTATGGCGAGTGGAATGGAAGAAGCGGCTGCTATAATGGAAGCGGAAAAAATAATCGAGTTTCGTGATGGATCGAAAGTCTTTACCATCAATAGAACCGTGGCGAATCAGAAGTTGAACGACGTGGGAAGAGGGAAGTATGAGTTTGTTGTGGATCAGGTTGCCTCGAATCCAAGTATGAGACAGCAACAGTACCAGGATATGCTTAATGCCCGATCACTCGGCGCACCCATTCCCTGGGACCTAATTGTCAAATATAGCGACATAAGGGGTAAAGCAGAGGTGTTGTCGAGAATGGCGGAGGAAGAGGCGAAAATGATGATGGCCGCCGCTCCACCGCCTAAAACCGCGACGCCAGCGAAAGCACCAGAGGGTGATGAAATGCTCAATGTGGGCGGAGCGCAATTTTGACAGCGCTTTTAATGCTTACGAAGGAAGAATTTGATCTTCTTGAAGGCAATCCCCGCTTTTTGGAACTTGGAGCGATGGAGGAAAAAGATCTGAGTGAAAATGAAAAGTATGAACTCGATGAGTTTCTGCGGAAGTTTTTCGATAATTCCCCGACTATCACGGTGAGTATGTGCTGAAAATCGAATACGACGGGCAAGTCATTGAAATAAAAGGGGAAATCGTCTCTCCAATCGTTGTTACCATAAGTGGGATAGCGAGCAAGGAAATTTTTCACTTGCAAGGTGAGACAAGAAAGTATATATTGTTCGCAACGAAGGATAAAAAATTGGTGTTGAACTAACAAGCAAACAAAAAGATTTTCCCTTTGAAACGAAAAAGCCAGCAAGGCCTAAACCAAGCAAGCTAAGATGAGTGAAAACATCTTAGCTTTTTTATTTTTTCACACGTTTTTTTAAGGAACAAAATTTATGGCAATAGAATTAGTAGCACCCCCGTCGGTTGAACAATCACCGGCGCCGAACGCGGTCAACCTGAGTGAAGCCGATTTGGAGAAACTTACGAACGAGACGATGGGCGATGTGCTTGGCGGTCCGCAAGCACGTCAAAATTCGTCATCAGACGCGGGTCAATCTTCGGAAGGTGAAGACACGCAAGGAACCGCCGCCGAGAACAACACAACTCTTCCCCCACAGAAGAGTCAAGTCGCGTTATCGGATGATGAGAAAACCCTCCTAACCGAACTTCGAGCCCTGCAAGAAATGAGCGGAACGCCGTACAAATCTCCGGCAGATCTCGTCAAAGGCTACAAGGAGTTACATTCAACGTGGACAAAAGAGCATGAATTTGTAAATCGAGTCAAGCCGCACGAGCAACTCGTTAATGACATGCTCACAGATCCAAACTTCGCGCAGTTTATTCAAGAAGCGACAACCATGTTTCGAAATCCACAACTCGCGGCTTCCTATTCCTCGGCAGCCCACGGTCAAGTGGATGCTCCTCCCGATCCGCGCAACTTCGATATGTATGACCCCGATCAAAAACTCGACTATGATAAAGCTCAGGCAGACTACATCAACCGTCAGCTTGACTCGCGTATCAATGCGAGATTTGGACAGTCGGAAGCGAAATTGCGCTTGGAAAACGAGAAAGCACAGCTCAAAACCCTCTTCCCCGATACCGATCCCGATGACATCGTTAAGCGTATCACCGAGCGCTCAAAAAAAGGATGGAATCTGGTTGACGGGTACAAGGTGCTGGAATTCGATAACATTGAGGCGAAAGCTCGTGAAAAGGCCCGCGTTGAACTCACATCCAAATTTGAAAACGCACAGCGAACAGGATCACCGCTCTCAGCCGGTGGCTCTCAACAACAGGTCCAATTAGGCGACATCTTAGACCATATTACGAAACATGGCTCGGATAGTGCCCGAAAGAAATTTGGAGACAAAAACCTGGAAAGAGCCATCTCGGACTCTGCGGCGATGCAACTCGCTTAAAAAAGGAGAATAGAATCACATGGCCATATCTTACGCTTATACAGGATTTTTTGCTCCCACAACCTCCCATCAAAACACGAAGAAGGTTTGGGACACACTCCTGCACGAACAAGTGCTGAATCTTTCAGCATGGAAAGGAATGATCGGAATAGATAAGGGCGGAGAGGGAAACCTCGACGCCGAAGTTGCCAATAAGCCGATTGTGATGAAAACTCAACTCGGGAAAGAATCCGGGGATCAAATCACCATGGGACTCGTGGCTTCAAACGTGAAACAAGAGTGGACCAGTGCCACGGCAGGCAACAACTGGTTCAACATGGGCAAAAGCGGCAACACGCAACTCGTCGATAATGAGAGCACCATTACCCTCTATAACACGAAGGTGAAGGTGGCTCATCAGAGATTTGGTGTTCAGATCGACGGGAAAACATCCCTGATCCGCACACCCTACGATCTCCTGAAAACGGGCAAGAACCGCGTCGCGGAACAGGAAGCCTATTTCCTCGATAGCTCAATATTCTTCGCGCTCTACACGGGATATTCCCCGAACGTGTTCCGCGAACTTGGAACAACAGCCGTTGTGCCGCGTACACATGCAAACCGCATCTTCGGGAAAGGTCAGGCCAATGCCGCAGCCGTTTCCTCCTCCGATTTTCTGGACACTGATATGCTCGAAATCATTCGGGTATTCGTCCAGAAATCCAACATCAACCCGATCAATGTCGGCGGGAAGGGGCATGTTCTACTCTTTATCGACCCATTGAATGGAAAGACGCTGCGAGCCGACTCAGCATGGATCGACGCAAATAGCTTCGCCATGCCGCGAGGTGAGGATAACCCCATATTCCAGAATATGACCGGACAGTGGGGCGGCATCGTCGTCAAAGAGAACAACAAGCTCTCAACCGGCGTCGATTGGTCAGCCATCACCGTTAGCGCCGATGCGTTTGCCACCCCGACAGCCGAGACGTTCTCGGGCGGTACGGCAGCCACCAGCGTGTATATGATGTGCCTGGTCGGAGCCAACGCGGTAGCCCGCGCTTTCGCTCTCGAATCCTACATGGTTCGTCGTAAGGAAGATGATTACGAGAACATTTACGGATTCGGCGGTGGATCGATCTATGGAGATCGTTGCGCTGACTGGCAGCTTTCCGCCGACACCGGCACCGATGGAGCGACGAAGAACCAATCTTCCGCAATCGTTTACGCATTCGCGGCGCCCGTGACCATCCCGACGGTGTTCTAGTCGTAAAAGAAGAAGGAGAAAGATGAATAACATGAAAAACCTACTTTCAATCGTCCTCTTGATCGGACTCTTGTTTTCCGTTACTCAAGCTCAGTTGCCGAAAACGGGGATCGACTACTTCGATCAGCGAATAGCCTACGACAAGACGAACTATACGAACTCTTTGGCTGAAACGACGGCTTGGTTTCCGGTGGAAACATCACGGGAATTGGGAGTCCTCTTTCAGTCTACAGACTCGGCGTCCGTCGTCGTCTGGGTAGATGCACGAAACAATGCTATACAGCAAAACTTCGTTTCAGTGATTCCAGGAGCGGGTATTCAAAGCACTTCGGATACCTTAGCCCTGAGAGATTCATTGAGTGGATCGGCAAACATGAATACCGGAGGAGTCCGGGCTGTCCTCTATAAGTCTACCACGTTGAACCGATTGGTGTTTCCAGTGAACAACCAGATCAGGTTCCGCGTGGCTTACGCCGCATCTCTGAACGGTACGACTACTGGCCGACGGTTCAAGATTTGGTGGGTCAAGACCTACTAAAGGAAGCGTTTTTTCACTAAACATAAGGAGATAAGGGGGTGAGGAAACTTGCCCCCTTATACTTAAACCATGTTTACCGCAGCTATCAGATCAGCTCAAATCCTCTCGCGTGTCCGCACGCTCTTAGGACAAATCGACGATACAGAACCAAGCAACGACCTCATCTTTGCCTTGGCTACACTAAAGATGATCGAGATAGCGGAGGAACACCTCTGCGTCGAAGCAAGTGCGACCATTCCCATCGTTTCCGGCACAGCCGCCTACAATCTCACCAGTTTTGACGCCGGTGTGACACAAAGCGGATTTTTCCGCTTGAAACTCTTAGCCCCTCCCATCGCCTCTCTTGTCACCATTGAAGAACAAGACATTGTTGATTTTGATTTTCAGAAGCGATACGGTCGAACATCAACCGGACTTCCCGTTTGGTATATCAAGATTTATGACGACACGCTCACTTTCAATCCTACACCGGGGACTACTGAGAGTTGGACGATTTATTTTTTCAAATCTCCAACGACAACGCTCTCAAAAACCATAGGACCGGAAACACCATCTTCTTTTGATACCGCCATAGCTTATGGTGCGGCTTCTGAGCTGGCGCTGCGGAAGGGAAACGCCGATCTTTCTGCGAAGCTGGACGCTCTCTATGAGGAGAAGAAACAAAAAGCTATGGAAGCTTTCATTGGACAATCGAGCATTCCGCGAACAATTCAATACTACGACATTTGATATGGCCGACACAGTCCCAAGAATGAATCAGAATAGCGTTAATCTTTCACTGCTACTCGACGATGCGGTCACGGGGGCCGATCCTGGTATTGCCGCGGCAGCCGATGGCGCGTGGCTTACAGCAGTAAAGAGAAATTACTATCTCCACAGTGCGTACCGGTGGCTCGTTACAACGCTCGTCGATACCTTCGGCATTAGTGCGGCATCAGATCTCATTCCTGGATTTATAGCTACTCAGGCGATTACGTTCGCCTCGACCGGAACAACGCTCAATCTGGACTACCTCTTTCCATTGAGACTCTACAAGGCAACATCTCTTAGCGCGTTTCAACTCTCCAAGAGAGCTTCCCTTGACGATGATTTTATGCAGTTCGTGAATAATTTTTACACCGTCGAACTTGGCAAAATTTACGGTTATCAGCGTACATCCGGCACGCTTGCGGTCCTGCCTTCTGGTTCGGGCACGCTTTATTACTTAAAGAGCGATAGGATCATTGTTGCAACGGGGGTAGAGGTAGCCGTGAACACTTTACCTGATACGACCCTCGATCTTTGGGCTCTCGATGCTTGTATTTATTACGCGGCGGCTCGCGCCGCCTTTGATAAGTCCGTTATTGACAACGACCCGGCATGGGCGGATAAAGGCAACAGGTTTTTAGTCGCGGCCACCGCGATGATTCCTAAAACTAAAACGATACCGTGAGCTCTTTCAAACCCATACTTGAAATCGAGAAATTTGGACTCGCCGATACTGTGAGAGCCGATAAGAACCGCATTCCTGGAATGTGCTCGATTTTGCAGAACACCGCTCCATCCTTATCGGGGCTTGGTGAGAGGGTGAGGCGCGGTTATGCGGCCTATACCGACGTCACAGCTCCCACCGGTACGGAGATTTTGAAAGTAGCGCCGATCCAGAACCCGTCTCAAGAGGATGTGCATATTTTTTTCGCTTCTAATTCGGGTAAAAAAGTTTACATGAATCCCTGGTGGAAGCCGGGAGGAACGAAACAGACAACAAATTTACTCATCAACGAACAGATTGCAGCCTTTGTTTGGGCCGGCATAGAAGCGGCATTTA